AAAAAGAATTATCAATAAAATATTGAGGATCTATTTTAGATAGATTATTAGTAATACAATATTCGTTTATATCTTTGAAAGTTTTCCCTATTTTTTCTGGCCATATAAAAACTCTTTCTCCTTGTTTAATTAATTTTTCAGTTTTTTTTCTACTAGCAAAGTCTAGCCATTGACTATCTAATACCCATATTTTTTCAAGAAGTTTGAATCCGTTTAGCTGATTTTGCTGCATAGTTGTGAAGCTAGTACCGCTGCTCTCTTGAATACCTGCAACTGCAATCCCGTTGGTAACGAAAAAGGCGTCAATGGGACCTTCAAAAATAAAAATATAATCTAGTGTTGGTTTAATATTGTTTATACCAAATAAAGTTTTTTCGCTGTTAATTTTGGACAGGTATTTAGGATAAAATCTTAAATCTTTATCAAAAATTACCCTAGATTGATAAAAAACAATCTCATTGTTCAAATTATAAAAAGGTATTATAAGTCTATTCTTGTGAGTTTTATCTACTAGAGAAACATAAAGACTTTGTGGCTTATTAATTGCAATGTCAAGTTTTCTGCGTTTTATAAGATTTAAAGCCTCATTGACTGTTGAATTATTCTTATAGTAATCGGTTTGATTTTTATCGAACAAATTGATTGAGTCCTTAGGGAGAGAGGGTATGTTAATTGGTTTTTTTTCAACAATATTATTGTCTAATAAATCGAGTGGTAAGATATCATATGTCTTTGATTCATTTACAATTTCATTATAGGACATATTTCCTGCTGCTTCTGTCCATTTAATTGGAGAGCTGTACCATCCGCAGTTGTGGCAACATATTATATTATCATTAAGAATATAATAACATCTTCGTTTTTTCCCCCATGAAGCGCCTTCACGACATATGGGGCAGCAGCCTTGGTGTGTGCGTGTTAGTCTATTGTATTTCGGTATACCGCAGTATTGATAGAATTTCTGAACAAAATACTCCTGGGGTATAATCACAATACTATTATACTTTTTTAAACTAAAAAATAAACTAAAATATTATTATTTTTTATCTTCCGGCTTTTTAATATCTTTTACAGAAACAATACTTTTTCTAATGAAAGTACCGGAAGCAGGGTCAATATATTCAGCCTCAACAATTTCTTTACCTTCTCTAATGTATGTTTTGAGTATTGGCTTAACTGGTTGACCGCTAATAGGGGATACAATAATCTTAGGTGTAATAAAGTCCATATACTTACTTAAGTTACATTACCGTTTTTTCTATACTGTTTTGTGCAGATATTGTATATTTGTTTAGGTAAACGCTCTACAGTTTCGACAATTTTATTCTTTAAGCCTAATTCAAATTTATCAATAGGTACTTTCCTATTAACCATTTGAGGAATAGAAAGAAAACAGTGGTCTTCTTTTGTTGTTTCAATAAAAACAAAGAGTTGACCGGCATATGTACCGGTTACTACAGCATAAATAAACCCTGTTTTAGGGTGTTTACTGAGCAATTTTTTTATAATTTTCAACAAATTTAGCAACAGCCTCCTTTAGTGATTTAGGTATTGATGGTAGCCCTAGCTTTAGTTTTTTAATTTTTTTATCTGATAAAATGCAATTTGATCTTTGTGCTATTATATTAAGGTCGGTTAGTTCAACAATTTTCCAATTAGGGTTAGTAAGCCCATGAAAAGAGAGGTATTCAGAAATAAGCTTACAAGTTAAGATACCTGAATTAACAACATTTAATGGGCCTTTAATTTTGAGAAAATCATTATGATTAATTAAACTGAAGATAAACTCATTGAGGTCGTCAGTACTAGTTCCACTGTTGTTATAGTCAATGATATTGTCATATTTTAAGACTTTGTAAATTAAATTCTTTTTATCTACGTCAGAATTGAAGGGCATTCTTAATCTAATTGTAATAGCATCTGTCTGCTCTAGAGCAATCTCACATAAGTGTTTAGTAAATGAATAATAACTGCTTTCTATATTATTGACACCAAAATTAGGTTTGTCTTTTTCACTAAAACTTTTTTCATAGCCTGTATAAATGCATCCTGAGGAGATGTTAATAAATTTTATCTTGTTTTCACTACATAGTTGAGCAATTTGTACTGGAACAGATACATTGTAAAATAAGCATTGGGGTTTGTTTAGCTCACAACCATCTACATTAGGTGAGCCTGTATATCCTGAGCAATTAATAATAGTTTTGTAATTTTTATTTTTTAAAAATAAATTTAAAATCTGTCTGTCTGTATAGTCGATCGTTTTTTTATCTAAAATATCTACTTCTGTCCTACCACTTAAAAAATTATAAAGTCTAGTACCTATAAAACCCTTACCGAGAATGAGAGTACTCACAGTAAAAAATATAAATTAAAATTTTGAATTATCAACTATTATCTCTATTATTTAGGTTGTTGTGAATGAACAACTTATTAACTAGAGTTGCAAGAGAATCAGCTTCTTGCTGGTTATGAGCAGAGATAAAATTGACTGGTTCACCTTCAAAATTATATCCCAATACTATAAAGCAATTTAAAAATTCTTGTATTGTGTTAACTAGCGCATCAAGATCCTTTTTTCTATTAACTTTTTCTTTTAATTTTTCTACTAAAAAGCTTTGTATAGCGGAGTTTGTTAACTCTTTTTGTTCAGTAAATTTAGAAGGATCAAAGCTTTTACTATTTTCTTCGTCATGATTCTTGTTCACATTTTTCTTCATCTGTAATATTATTTAGTCTCTTAAATGCATATCTCGACCTTCCAGGGTAGTCAGTATTAGATATACCATTTTTTAAAAGAAAGTCTATAACTACTTCAATGCTTTCAGTTTTAATGTAAAAGTTCTTAGGTATTTTTGCACCGCCATCATCTAACTCAAACAACACCTCGCCCATTTCATTCTTGTTAATATAACAAGTACAAAATACAGAATTACCTGTGGGGTTAATTAAAACTGTCCACCTTCTAGGGTCATGCTTACCATAAACTGAAAACAGTCTTATAACTATAAACCCGTTATCACGCAATCTTTTAATAAAATACCCAGGTGTGCGTAGCTTGTTTTTTGATTGTTTCATTTAATTAGCCAGAGCTGAAATTACAAATTTCATTGTTATATTATTGTTGAGCGCGTCAAATATAAATACACCTGTTTTACTTGAAAGTGAGCAGTTTAGCTCTTTAAACTTCATAGAAGAAATTATTCTAAAAATTTCAAAATTCAAGGGTAAAGATGAAGCTAGTTGTGTACCTGAATAGTCTTTAGAAATTATTAAACCATAAGAGTCAACGTTGGGACGAGCTTTATCAGTAAGTTCTCCTAAGACAGTGCTGTCTTTAAAGGTAAGGTATATTTTATTAGAATCTGTAGCTATACTACTGCCTTTTATAAGGTCTTGAAGACTATTAAAAAGTAGAGTAAACTTACCGTCAAAAGTGAGTGTAGATAGTTTTTGTACATTAAGCTTAGGTGTAGCAATAATACCATCTTCAAAAAGATGATACTTAAATCTAATATGATTAGAGGAATAAGAAATATTGTTTTTATTAATCTCAAGATCAACGTCCTTTGAGTCAATAACTGATAAAATTCTTATTAATTTTGTAAGATCAGGTATGTTTAGGGTTATACTGCTCTCTAGCTCTTTTTCGTTTTTATATTCTGCGTTTAAAATAATCGTATTGTCACTCGTGGATATAAGCGAGGTAAACAAATTTTTTTCTGCTTTTAGAACTGCAGTGTTAGTTATCTTACTAATTGGTGTTAAAAAATAATTAACAAAACTAGTTTTATCGCTTATAGTTAATTTCACTATAAATTATTGTAAAGTAAGATACTTATTTTTCAAGTAATTTTATGATTGTATCAAGCTTAACTAAAATTTTGTCGAAATAATCATTTGTGGGGTTACTCTGAACAACTTGTGTAAAGCTGGGCTGAGACTTAACTGATTGTGTTTGTTGTTGAAGACGATGTTGAGCATTTGACTGGGGCAGCGTTTTAAGAACCTGCTGTACATTAATCTGATTGCCTTGCAGTGAATTAGTTCTATTGATAATATTTTTATCAAGCTCTTTGAGCTCTCCAATTTGTTGCCCCATAAATTGAAGGGCAATCATTTTGAGTTCTTCAGGTGATGTGTAATCCGGATCCATTATAGATCTTCTAGGAGTTTCTCTAAGCTTTCGTCAGATTCCTTGGTCTTGGATGTTTTTGTTTCTTTGGCAACAATTTCCGCAACCTGTGGAGGCGTAGATTTAGTAACTTCTTTCACCTCAGCAACTGTCTCCTCTGGCTCACTCTTACAAAAATAATGGGCATTAAGCATATCCTTGAGCTCGTCATATGATTTTACGGAAATATAAGACTCGAGATCATATACGCTCTTATAAACCTTATCATAAGAGTCATCATCAAGCCCTTCAATTTCTTTTGGAGTAGTAAACTTAGAAGATACATATGTGGGGTAATCGCCTTGCTTCTCGACCTTGATCTTCAGGTTGACTCCTTTAGGAGTTAAATCAAAAATACGGGGACCTAGCTCTTCAGCTTCTTCTCCCTCCATAGCATCTTTAATAATCTTATGCAACTGTCTACCAAATCGAAGAATTTTTACCTTATTGTTATTCTCTTCGTTAACAGGGTCATTAATTACATAAGCATTAACAAGCCAGCGCTCTGTTCTTACAATAGCCTTAATTCTTTCCTTCTCCTCTTCTGTCCCATTGCGTAGAACTCTGTAACGCTCCTCAGCAATAGGATCACGTTGATTCCAGGTAGTAGGGCTTACAAGAGTGATAAGCTGACCAGTTGAAAAACTATTCCACCCATGGGAATAATAGTGTAGAAATGTCTTAGAGGGGTCCTTAATGTTAGGTAGTAACCTAACGGTATAGGTATTACCAACTTCTGTGCGCAAGAAGTCCTTTTGTTTATTAGCCCCGCTGCTGTTTTCCTTAATTAGAGCAGTTTTAATACTTTCAAACATTGAAGATGTAAGTGAATTCATAATTATGATTGTATATTATATTTTTAGTATTTCAACTTTTTTCTAAAATATTTTTTAATTTATTAAAACCTTTAGTTACTAAGAGTTTACATTTGTCAGAGTTTAAAAACTTTATTTTCTTACTCTCTGTTTTTTCAATAAAACTATTTTCAAACATAAATGTAAGGACCTCTTTATCAGTCTTATTGAGTTGCTGAATAAAATCATCATAGTAAAATAGTGAATAAACGTTTACTTGTCTATTTTTTAAATGGAGAAGAAATGTAGAAATATTGTTTGTTTTATGAAAAATATACTGATCTAATTTAATATTATTTTTTTGGCAAAACACAAAAATTTTTTTCATGGAATCTTTAGTAGCTTTTAATTGATCTTCTGAGTCTGGGTCTGAATTACAAATAGATTCTTTAAATATTCTGTATGCTTTAACTGCTTTTAGGGTATTAAAAAAAGATATGTCTAAATAATTCTCATCTTTATATACAAGATAGGAAGCTTTGAAAAAGTCTTTTAGAGAAATTTCTTTATGCTTGTTAAAAAACAAAGAAAGCTTATTAAGTGTCTGTATTATTTTAAAATCAATATCATTAAAGTCTTTTCTAATTTTGTAAGGTTTTCCTGCTTTTTGCCTGGAAACTGAAAGGTGTGTGTTATATATTAGTTTTTCAAAATCAGATATCATTAATAGTAACGCCATTTTAGCTTACTAATATCCTTTTTCAATCTCTTAAATCTGCTTGGCTTATAATAACATCTCTTAAGTTTTAACTCCTCTAAAATAAAAGATCTTTGAACTTCTCTATTAAATTTATTCCACATTTTATCAAAATATGGCTTTTCTAGGCTTTTCTTTTTATCTAGCTTTACTTCAACGTTAATCATAATTTTGTAAAGTTTTTTGAATTTAAAAACTTCATAATGTATTTACTCTTGTATAGAGTATTATCAAAGAATAAAAAATACTTCAGCGCATCATATTCGCTTTTAAAGTCACAATAACTTATTAGTAGATCTCTAAATTTTTGCTCTTTAAGCACAAGCAAAAATATATTTGCTAAATTGATTTTTTTTGTTTCTAGAAGAGCGCAGAAAGAACAAAATGAAAGGAATAAATGACTTATTTCTGATTCAGAGATTTTTTCAATGGGGTTGATGCTCATGTTACAGGGTAGAGGAGTTTTGTAAGCTCAAGAAAAGGTTTAGTGATTTTACCGCCTGCAACACAGTCATCCCCTCCCCCATCAAAAATTTTTTTAGCTAAACTGCCTAAATTAATAGGGCAGTTTTTACTTTTACGTAAGCTTACATGAGATGTGTTTAAATTCACGCTTAGTGCTATATCAGCATTATATTTACGAATTATCCTATCACATATTTCTGAAGGAAAAATATTATTAAATGTGCTACACATAGTTATAAGCTTTTGTCCAATTTTAATATCGCCCTTAAAGATTTTAAGAGAGTTAAATGTAGATTCAATTTTATCTTCTATGTTCTGTATTTTATTTTTTTGTATATCTGTAAATTCCTTAAACCCTGTTTCAAAAGCATTATAAAATTTTTCTAGTTTATCGCCTTCTATTGTACAATAATAGTAATGAAGTTTTATTGAGTCAGATAATTTTAGTTCATAGCTATCATAATCGTTTATAAGAGTGATTAAGATTTTTTCCTCTTTGGTAAATTCTGGAAGTTTGTCTTTTAGTTTTTTATATAAAAGAAGTGTGCAGCTAGGTGAATCCTGTGACTCTTGGCGCAAATTTTTATATAAAAGATTGTTGTATTTGGCTGTGTTTCTGTGGTTAATGTAGACAATATTACTGTTATCTAATATATCTAGATTAGATTCAAGAACGCTTAGGTCACAAATATAAATTTTTTTATAGTGATCTTTATTTTCTAATGAAAGAAAAGCAGTTCTAAAGTTTTTTTCGGAGGTGAGTGTATGTTTGAAGTTCTTTCCAATAGCTTTCCGTAAGATATAATAGCACCCTGCGCCATCTAAATCTTGATCTGTGAATAAATAAACGTCTTCTCGTAAGCTCTGGCTCACTATTTATATTAATAGAAATTATGACTAAATCAACTAAAGAGAAAGATTGGTGAGAGTGGCAATAGAAGATGTAGAAGCTTCCGTATCGTTATTAATTTCATCTTCAGTTAAAGTTAATGTAGAGTAATCTATTTTCATATTACAAACACCGAAGTTCTCTCCGAATCTATTTTTCATTAATCCCATTTTAATTACACCTAATTCTTTATCAGTATCCTCCTGCCAAATACTTAAAATGACATCTGCAGTATGCCCTAATCCCATGGATTCAGACAAAGTATTTAAACCTGGGTCACTAATATCGTACCCAGCTCTATTTAACTGTGTGGCAGAAACAATAGGGAAGTTAAAGACATAACTTAATGCTCTCAATTGTTCGGTTACATGTTTAACGCGTTCATAAGTGTTATTACCTATAGTAGAGTGAATAAGATTAATATAATCTACAACTAGAGCGTCTATCTTGATTCCTTTGTTAACTATTTTCTTTATAAAAGCTTTGAGATGATTACATGTGATACTTGAAGGTGGAAATTCTTTAATAATAATTTTAGCATTTGTATTTTCATTTTTATATTCTTGAAGCTGCTGAAAAAGTGTAGTTGTTTCAGATTTTAATTGGTATAGGGGTATTTTAGTTATGTTGGTACAAAGTCTCTTAGCATAAATTAGTTCTGGCATTTCAAGGGTTACCAGCAGAACTGTCTTGCCTTGTGATGCCATATTAATAGCAGCATTACCTAAAAATATACTTTTTCCAATATTAGTTTCTCCAGCAAAAACATAAAGCGACCTACCGTTTTCTAGAAAACCTCCTCCCAGTTTTTTATCAAGCCATTTCCACTTTGAAGAGATGTATTTCTCCTCATTTGTTAAGTCGTCTATAATTACAGAAGTATCTTCAAGCAAATCTAAGCCTATATTAGTAGCAAGAGAAATGTTACATGCCTTTTCAAATTTGTTTAAAATGTTAGATGTATCAACATTATTTTTATTAATGTCATCAACAACTTCTAGCATAGTATGATATACAGCTTTTTCTCTTAAGAACTTCTCTGTATTGCTTGTAAGTTCATCAATGTTATAGTTTTTATCCAGATCTTTGATGAGGCTTATTGCCTTCTTAAAGCTCTCTTTTAATTCCTCTGTAACAAGATGTGCTTTAATTTCTGTTGTATTAGGTTTGACGCCTCTCTTAGAATAGTAGTCTTTAATAACAGAGAAAACACTTTGAATATCTTTATTTTTGAAATAATGAGGTTTTACTGTATCAATAATTGAAGCAAGGTAAGTCTCATCAGTTAAAGATTTGAGTAAGATAATATTCTCAAAAAAATCTAAATCTAACTTATCTGTATTCATTTAAAAATCTTTCTTGACTATCTAAAAATAGTTTGTCGTTTATGTTTAAGAGCCCTGGTGATTTATGGATAACCCATATTGGTGCAACACCTAATTTAAGCTTTTTATTATTTGCATCAATACTGCTAGCAATATCGTAATGATGAAAGGTATAGTTTTCATTAAATTTCCAATTAACGTTCGTTACTTTGCGTACATCGATACTTAAAAACAAACCATCAAGAATAGTCACCCTGGATGGTGTCGGTCCAAAGCTTGTTACTGCAATTTGAGAACCACTATTGGTAGGATGTGCAACTGCTCCTCTTAAATTATTACTCCCAAAGCCGCCACACATTAAATGCCAAAGTGCCAATTGCTGTATCTTCGGGTTTACACCGCCGGCTAATCCAACAATATCAAATTCTTTATGAGCTTTTTCAAGCTTTTCACAGACATAATAATCATCAACATAAACATCATCATGTAGAAAAACAATATTGTTAAATTTATTTTTAAGACCTAGAAGTGTTTCATTATATTTTTTACTTAAACCATCTGTATTATTTGCAGAATAATACAGCGTGTCGCGGTTTAAAAACTTTGATAATGATTTATATGCAGGTGTGTTTTCAGGGTCATTACTGCGTGTTGAAAAGTAAAAAGCTGTCTTCATGGAGTAAAGAAAGGAGAGTTGGCTTTAAATTCACCGACTTCAGTTAAACCTTCAACTGTCTGTAAGTAAAGAAC